GAATTGAGGTTTTTTATGGCTATTGCTCAGAATATAGAAATAGATCAGTCATCGGACTATCTAAAACAATTTATCGCTAAAGATGATACTGGTACGGTGATAGACCTTACTGGTTCTACGGTAACATCTCAAGTCCGTAAATCATATGGTACATCTACTGTTGCTGCAACATTTACTTGTACTACAGTATCGGCTACAGCGGGCACATTTACCTTGGCTTTAACTGATGTTCAGACTGCCGAAGGCACGTTAGAACGTGGTCGCCATGTGTATGATGTAGTAGTTACTGATTCTGGTGGTGACAAAACAAGAGTACAGGAAGGGATTGCAGTTGTTAGTCCTGGAGTAACTAGATGAGTACTGCTACAGAATCTTTTATAGATCAGTTAGAAGCCGCTGTTTCTCCAGCAGTTATAGGCACAAAGAAGGCCGCAAAGGCTCTGGCACCGTCGGATATTAAAACTTCCCAGCAAGATAAACTTGCCGATATGGGAACATATAAAAGACGACAAAAGAAAATGGAGAAAGGACTTCTTAATCAAGAAGTAGAGAAGAAAAAATCTCCCAAAATGGATGGTGCATTAAGTGAGCTGGCTACATTGTTTCAAGGGATCACTGGTCAAGAGCCGGAACCAGAAGAACCAAAAACCCTTGAACCTATGCCGGTAGTCGATCCTGAACCTATTGTTCCTTATATAGATCCTAGAGTCATAGAAGAAGCAACGAATGAATTGCAATCGTTGTTTGCTGATATGTCAGGCATAGAGTTGTTTGGTGAACGAAAATTTGAAGAGGAAGAAGTAATAGAAATACCTGTTACTCCTACAGAAACTTTTGATATCTCTGAAGTATCATCCGTTACACATCGGATATTTGGGGGTCATAACGCTGAAGTATTAGATACTACTCTATACGATCCAACTAATTATAAACATACACAAGTAATTCAAGATGTAGATGATCTATTAGAAAAGCATAAAGAGATTTTACCAGAGACAGAATATAAGATTCTTAAAACGGATGCAGCAGACAAAACTGCAGCATATATTAAAAAGGTAAGTGACAGAAATTCAATGCCTCTTACAGGGGCAAATGCTCCGTTAGTTACTTCTGGTGAATTTGCGGTAGCTGTTACTGGTATACTACGCAAGATGATGGCTACAGGCCCTGGGTCTGGTATAGTTGAGTTTAATAAGTTAGATGATGTAGATAATGAAACAGCTTATCCTAGTGGTGTCATACAAGATGGTATGGTATTGGCTTATAGACCAAATACAGCACCTACAGATTTACCTTATAAATGGCAAGCCGCAGACACTCCGCCCGCCGGAGATATACACGACATTGTTACAGCTGCGAATTCTGGTTTAGCTGGTGGCGCAAACTCAGGCACAGTTACTTTAACTGTAGATGCATCTAATCTTCCTGCATTAGGCACACAAGCTGCCTTAACTGACTATGTTGTTATGTATGATGCAGATACTAGTACTACAAAGAAAGTTTTAATATCTAATCTTTTTGGTACTATTGGTGACATTACAGGTGTCACAGCTGGAACCGGATTGAGTGGGGGAGGAACATCGGGAGATGTAACTTTAAATGTAGAGGCGTCACAAACTCAAATAACATCAATAGGAACAATAGGAACAGGAACATGGCAAGGTACAGCCATAGCAGAGGGTTATTTAGGTACAGGAATTGATGCTAATAAATTAGCAGATGGTACAGTAACAAATACAGAATTACAATACATTAATAGTTTAACTAGTAATGCACAAACACAAATAGATAGTAAAGCGGGTACGGCTACTGTTACCGCTATGGCAATCGCATTAGGATAAAGATATGGCAATACCAGCAACAAAAGCACAATTTGGAGATTGGTGCAAAAGAAAACTGGGCTATCCAGTTATAGACATCAATGTGGATGCAGATCAGGTAGATGATCGTGTAGATGAGGCTATTCAATATTACCAGATGTTTATGGGTGGCGGTAGCCGAAGAATGTATTTAAAACATAAAATTACACAGGCCGATAAAGATAGAGGTAAAACTAATTCTACAGAAACTATAACAGAAACTACAAATACACCGGCCAGTACATTGCCTGGTGGTGCTGCATCTTCAGCTACTACTATAACTTTGGCAGATGCATCACAGTTTCCGGCAAGTGGTTCAGTATTACTTTCTGGTGGGTTGGGTAATGCAGAGACTAAAGCATATACTGCAAAGTCTGGTAATGATTTAACTATAGCCGCACTCAGTAATACTCATAGTGCTGGTGCTACTGTAGCATTAAGTGTAGATAGTAAATGGGAAATGGCTCAAAACTATTTTATAATGCCTGATGGTATAGAATCAGTTTTAAGAATACTGCCTTTTGATAATCGTGGTACTTTGAATATGTTTGATATTCGTTATCAATTAAGACTAAATGATCTCTATGACTTTTCAGATGTTTCTATTATATACTATCAACAGGTATTATGGCAATTAGATTTACTTGATATGATTTTAGTGGGTGAAAAGCCTATAGAGTTTAATGTAAATCAAGATAGAATTTATATAAGTATGGATTGGGATATTGATATAGCTGTAGGTAATTATGTTATTTTTGAATGTTATCGTAAGATTAGTCCCGTAGAATTTACTCAAATGTATAATGATATTTGGTTGAAACGCTATGCTACTTCATTGATTAAAAAACAGTGGGGAGAGAACTTGATTAAGTTTCAAGGGGTAACTATGTTAGGTGGGGTTACGATGAATGGTGAAACTATCTACAACGAAGCTAAAGAAGAAATTGCAACATTGGAATCAGAGGGTAGATTAACCTATGAAACTCCTGTTGATTTTGATATTGGATAAAACTAAATGACAACTAATGTATATTTTTCTAAAGGTACGCCTAATGAGCAACACCTTTACGAAGATTTAGCCATTGAAGCCATCCAGATATATGGGCATGATGTGTTCTATATCCCACGGACTCTCGTAAATAAAGACGAGCTGTTTGGTGAATCTGCATTGTCCCGATTTGATGATGCTTATGGTATAGAAATGTGGATGGAAACCCAAGAGGGTTATGAAGGAGAGAAAGAATTAGTTTCTAGATTTGGTTTAGAGATTAGAGATGAAACAACTTTTGTTGTTTCTCGTAGACGGTGGGATAATACTGTAAGTAATGATGCAAACTTAATTGTATCATCAAGGCCAGATGAAGGTGATCTGGTATATATGCCTACAGTAAAGAAGCTGTTTGAAATCAGCTTTGTAGATCACGATGATCCTTTTTATCAGGTAGATAATCTGCCTGTATACAAATTGTATTGCCGTACCTTTGAGTACTCTAGTGAAGTACTTGATACAGGTATTGCGGCGATTGATGATATAGAAACTCAGAGAAGTACAGACTTTCTTGGATTTGAAATATCTGGAGAACAGGCTTCTGGTGTTATATTCAATGAAAATATCGGACTTGAATGGGGTACAATATATGCAACTGGCGACGGTGATGTTATGCAAGAAGATGGTACGACTAATCCGAATACTGTAGGAGATAATCTTCTTGGTGAAAACGAAGAAGGATTTGCCGCAGTTATGTTGGAAGATTCAGACGACTACTATACATTCGTCGTTATACAAGAGGCTTACAGTTTGGCTACACAAGACACACAATCGGAGAACGAATGGTTTGAAGATAGGGTAACAGGTATCGTTGGTGATCCTGTCCTAGACTTTACAGAATCAAATCCATTTGGTGATCCTACGGAGAGTATATAATGTTAGGACAATATTTTTATAACGAGTCATTAAGGAAATGTATTATTGCATTTGGTAGTTTGTTTAATGATATCTATATTACACGGAAAAATGCTTCAGGCACAGATTCGCAGTCGATGAAAGTGCCGTTAGCCTATGGTCCGAAACAAAAGTTTATGGTGAGATTAGATGCTGATCCTAATTTAGATCAGAAGGTGGCTATTACATTACCTAGAATTGGGTTTGAAATTGCAGGGTTTGACTATGATCCATCTAGAAAATTAAATCGAATTATTAAACGTAAAAAGGTAGCTAACACTGCTGATAAAGCTTTGAAGGCAATGAGTACACAGTATTCTCCAGTGCCGTATAATTTAACTTTTGAATTATTTGTTATGACAAAAAATTCAGATGATGGTATACAGATCGTTGAACAGATACTTCCATTTTTTCAACCAGAATATACGGTGACTATTAATGAAGTTCCAGAGATGGCCATTGTACGAGATGTACCTATTGTATTGAACAATATTGGTTATGAAGATACTTATACAGGAAGTTTTACAGAACGACGAGCGATTATCTATACGTTAAATTTTACAGCTAAGGCTTATGTTTATGGTCCTGTTACCACAGCCAAGCCTATCACAAAGGCAGAAGCTACTATATATGCAGACTTGCAAGACAAGGCACCACCTAGAGTTGCAAGAGTTACAGAACAGGCAATTGGTACTCCTGATGCAGATGATAACTTTGGTTTTAATGAAACAATTAGTGAGTGGGTAGATGGTTAGAAATATTGATGCTAGAATTGATGACGTACTGGGAATAACATCTGATATAAAACAAGAGATACTTGACCCCAAACCTCTTGTACCAAGGCCTAACGACAGTTTAGAAGATGCTGATGCAGATTATAAGTATAGTCGTGAAAACTTCTACAGCCTCGTTGAGCGGGGCCAGGATGCGGTGGATGGTATACTTGAACTAGCTAGAGAGAGTGAGCACCCCAGAACGTATGAGGTGGCTGGTCAGTTAATTAAAACTGTTGCAGAAGTCGCAGAGAAATTAACAGACTTACAGGAAAAGATGAAACGTCTTAAAGAAGTTCCTG